AGAGATAACTAAGTCTTGTCCCATAAATGCTGTGATCAAATCACATATACCAAAGACTGTCATAAGGAAGAATGATATAAAACCAATAATTGCTTTTTCGTTTACATCATTATCATCTAAAAAGATGTCCATGAACTTTCTTTGTGGTGGAGCAAGTCTTTTCTTCGCTTCAGCAGCTTCAAGTTGCATATCTTTAATTGTATCTTCAGCTTGATCGAGTTTATCAATCAAAGCCATATATTTATCTAAATCTATTTCAACTTCGTTACGACTATTGTCTTGTCCTTCAGCCATTATCTTCTCCTATTTTCGTTTTTAATACGTTCATTTTCTTTTTTAATCCAATCCTGTAGTAGAGCGATGTATATCTCCCTCTCCCACGGCAACATATTATCAAGTTCTGTCAAACTGTAATGATGATGTTGCATCATTGCAAAATTAGTCCTATAATGGTTTACAAGACTATCGTGCGAGAGGCCTAGGTAAAAAAACTTGCAAGACCCTTTAGCTCAACATCATTATTTTCTTTACAACTTACACAATCAAATTTTACATTATGTACAATTGTTGGTAAGTTTTCAAAGAACTCAGTAATTTTTTTAAATTGCTCACTATTTAAGTTATCAAAAAATTCTTCAAGTTCTTTTTCAGTATATGAACCTTTATCATATACATTATCAGCATCATATATACTATCAACGCATTTACCAATGAGTTTCATCATTTCTTTGATTCCACCTTCTTGATTCATACCTTCAACATCATCAATTGCTGGATATCTCATTACAACACCAACATCTTGAGTAAGTTTAATGATATTATCAACTTTCTTTTCATCTAGTCGAATATCATCTAAGTTAATATTAACATCAGTAAGTTGTTCACAACTTTTACATTTAAGTCGTACATCAACTTTTTCGCCTACTGATTTTGATCTTAAAGCTAAAAATAAAGCTTCAATATCAAACATAGCAAGCTTTTCAACATCAATATCATCTAATATACATGATTTAATTACATCTTTAACAGCTCTTACAATTTGCTTTTGATCTTGAGATTCCATAGCAATCATAAGAATTTTTTCCTCTTTTACGAGGTAAGGTCTAAAATTGACCTCTTTATCTAATGACGGTATACGTGTTACATATCTCGTCGTATTCAATTGTGGCAATGCCATTTTTATAATCTCCTATAATATTATCCAAATATATCCAGTGCAGACCTGATAGCACTTACAGTACTACTTAAAGGTCCTTCTGGTACGTATTTATCATACGCAAAGGTCACACTCATTCTAATCAAGTCCTGTGTTTCTTGATTTAATTCAATTGCATCCATATTAATTGGAAATGCTTTTTCTAATTTAACACCATAAACAGGTGTATTATTCTGATCTAATTGTTGTATGATTACATCAACAGAGTAATCTTTTTTATAACCAACAACATAAGCATCAGTACTAAATATATTCGACATCCAATTGTCGAACATTTTTCTCATATAATAATCATTCGTTAATAAAAATGTTATAGTAATATCTTCATCAATGAATGTATATGGAAACTTATTTGATTGTTTATAATCTTGATGATCAAAGGTACTTATATTTCTGCCCGGCAATTGAACACTCTGACATAAAATTGAAATATCTCTTGGATCATTAATTAAATTTTGTGGACTGAAATTACCTGAAACCACTGAACCAATAATTGCTTGTGGATCAAGATTTAAAAGTGATTGACTTGGTGGTGTAAAGATGACATTAAATCTATTAGATGGAGCTACTCCACCTTTCTTTGATATTAATGATTTTAAATTATCAATACTACTCATTAACTTCTCGCAATTTTAAGGCTTTCCTGCCATACAGATGCCTTACTCTTCTTCTTAAATTGTTCTACTGGTAAGAATATTGCAATTTCCCATTCAGTCATTGGTACTCTCGATATACGAGAAGCAATATGATTACCTAAATAATGTTTAAAACATGGCTTAAATTCTTTATATTTTCTTACACCACTTAAAAGATTATATCTTAATTTTACAAGTCGAGTTGTATCTTTTACATTATTAGGAGCTAAACTCATAAGTTCATCTAAAAATCGTGCTCTTACTCCGTAGTTTAAATAATGTAAATTTAATCCATAAAATCCGCCAGGAGCTGGATCAACCATTATAGTTAAAGGAAATCTATCATAGTATGGTAAAGTTTCCTTATGCTTTGGATCGTAAAAATACATATACATATTACCACGTATTTCTCTTGTGGTTTTTTCCAAAGCAGAATCTTTTAAGATGCTTTGTCGACTTGGCATTTGTAATTCTTGTACTTTTTTCTGAAACCAATTACGAGATTTTTTAGTTCTTGTAGTAATTCCAGCTCTAAAAGCTTGTGCTTGTAATGTATCAAATAAACTTGCCATATAAACTATTTATAAAAAAATTATAGTACTTTGATGCCGAGATTCTTTAAAGTTTCTTCAGTCCATACCTGGAATTTCCATCCATTATGTTCGGCAAATTTATTGGCAGCTTCCCATTTATCATTATTTTTGATATAGGTTAACTGTTCATTGATAAACTTTTTAGTTCTTCTTGACCTAGATTTAGGTGGTTGAGTTTCCTTTTTAGGTTTAATTTCTATGAGATAAGTCTTTTTATTGTCCATTTGAATCAATAAATCAACATAATACCTATGTAGTTTCTTATCAACAGACGATACGTATGGCACTACGACCTCTTCTGAGTTCCAGAGTTTTACTTTTGGATTGTTTTCACACCATCGAAATGTATTACGTTCCCAGAGAGAACGATATATTACCTTCTTAGCATCACCAGCATACTTATCTGGATTTTTAATTGTGTATCTTCCTTTGTAACTCATATAAATAACCTATATAGTTTTATTTATTTATACAGGAAAAAAGAATGAGTACAATAGTATTTCCACAAGAAATGAGATCAGCTGGAATAGATGGTGAAGGTTTACCAAGTGTACGATTCAGTCCAATGAAAAAAGATTTAAATTTTGGATTTGATGCAGTACAATTATATCTTCCTTCAGGATTACAATTTACTGATAGTGCAAATTATGCTGGTCTTGAACTTGGAACAATATCAGCAGCAAAAAATGTAATTAATCAAGTATCATCTGGTAATACAAATGAGATTATTTCAAGAGATGAAACTTTAGTTGCTGGTTTAAAAGTCTTAGACAAATTAGGTGCTGATCAAAATACGGTTGCAGCAACTGCATTTAGCCGTGGAGTTGCATTTAATCCACAAACTGCACTCGCTTTTGAATCAATGAATTTAAGATCATTTACATTTTCCTTTACATTAGTGCCAGAAAGAGCAGAAGATTCAGAAAGAATACACGTAATAGAATCATATTTTAGAAAATATATGTATCCAGAGTTAGAAGGATTTGTTTCTAAATATCCGCCAATTTTTAGAATTCAATTTTTTGATGGCGGTAGTGATACAGAATCAGTTTATATGCCTATGATCTATGATGCTTATTTAGCAAATTTAGATGTAGTTATTAATCCAGAAGGTAATAGTTTTCATAAAACAGATTGGGGATATGCACCAACTTCAACTCAAATGACACTTACATTTCAAGAAGGTCGTATGTTATCTAGACAAGATCTATATAAAGATGTATCTGGTAAAAATGTAACTCAGAATTATGCAAGACCAGAAGGTCCAAGATTAGATGTTTCTCCAGCTGGAGAGGGAGGTGAAGGATAATGTCATTTTTTAAACAGTTTCCAAAAGTAGAATATGATTTTAATCGTAGAGGTGTTAAACAAAATATGGTCGATATCTTTAGAGGAGTAAGACCTTTACCAACATTTTTAGATAATTATTCAGCATATAAATTCTATGAAGTTAAAAATGGTGAGCGACCAGATGTAGTATCATTAAGACTTTATGGTACATCAGCATATTATTGGACATTTTTTGCTATTAACGATTTTCTTCATGATGGTATGAGAGCATGGCCAATGAGTCAGGAACAATTATTTGATTATATGCAAGACGAATATGAAGGTTATGTTATTGAAACAAATCCTGTTATTGTAAGAAATACTGATGGTATTATTACTGATCATCGTAATAGTCTTGCTGGTAGATTTACACTTGGTGAAACAATGGTGGGTGCAACATCAGGAGCTACTGGTACATTTACGAAAAAGAATATTGACATGAATCAAATTGTGATTCAAAATGTAACTGGTGGAGCTTTTATTGGTGATCCTACACTTGCAAATAATACAACTGAATTAATCGTAGGACAGACATCAGGCGATAGTGTTTCAACATATCGTGTTTTTCAATTTGCAGATGCTCCATATTTTTATTATCGCACAGATGATGGCGATAAAAAACCAGTAACAAATGATTTACATATATCAGGTGGTGAGCTTGATTATCAACTTTCGTATGTGACATATCGTGATCACGAGTTTGAGCTTAATGAAGAAAGATCTAAAATACGTTATGTTGATCCTAATTATATTGGTCAATTTGTTGATAAATTTGAAGAAGCTTTAAATGTCTAGTAGAGGTACATCACGATTATATGGTGATAGTAATGCTGTCACTCCATCAAGTTATTCTATATCAAGTATTGTTTTAGAAACTAATAAAGGCAATGAGATTGATATTAATATGATGGTCAATAATTTTACTTTTTTAGAATCTCTTGATAATCCTTTTATTGAATGTATAATACAAATTACAGATGCTACAAACTTTATTGAAGAACAACAGATAAATGGTAATGAAAAAATTACTTTTACAATATCTAGATCACCATTTAGAGAATCTGAAAAAGATAAAATTAAATGGCAATTTTCATTACGAGTAGCAGAAGTTACAGGCTATGTAAGAAATAAAGCTCCAAAACAATTCTATAAGTTACGATGTGTATCTGAACATATGTATGTTAATGCATCAAAGATACTTAAAAGACCATTTCAAAATACAATAGGATCATTAGTCGATAAGATATGTAAATCAGATTTAAGAATTGAACCTTTTAAAATTAATACAAGTAGTAAAGCAACTATACAAGGCATTTACCCATCAATTCGACCAATACAAGCAATTAATTGGTTATTAAGAAATGCTTATGAAGATAATACACCATTTTATTTTTATGAAACAATAAAAGATGGTATCATATTTGATTCATATAAACAATTATTAGAGCAAGAATTATATGAGACATATGATTTTAAACCACAATTTAAATACTCATTTGGTACTCCAGAATCGTATGATGAAGTAAGAAAAAGAATACGAAAGATTACTGGTAATTTTGGTATGTCAAAGTTATCTCAAATATCAAGAGGTGCTTATGCTTCTACATTACATACTATTGATATTGCTACTAAAAAACATGAAATAAGTAGATTTTCATATAATGAATTAGATACTCTCAATAAACATAAGCCTTGGTCAGATAATCATAAAGTTTTAGATAGAAATTATAATACACTTACTGAATCAAAGAATCATTATGTATCATTAAATAGCAAATCATTTGATTTAGATAATTATCATCAACCTACTTATCCAACTTTATTAAAAGCTGAAGCTCATTTACATGGATTAAAATTTAATGAATTTACAATTACATTACCTGGAGACTTTGAATTAAGTGTTGGAAAAAAGATAGATTTAGAAATTATAAAAGCTTCAACAACTGAACATTTAGAAGAGGATAGTTCATTTATTGACAAATATTTGTCAGGTACATATATTATTCATAGTATCACACATTCATTTGATCAAGAATTTACACAAATATGTACAATAAAAAGAGATTCATTGGGAGTAAATATTAATGCGTAATGATGATATGTTTATTGGCGGTCAATTTAGTTGGTTTACAGCTGTAGTTGAAGATGTCAATGATTCTGAATTTCTTAATAGAGTAAGAGTAAGATGTCATGGTTGGCATACTGATGACAAAGGTGTATTGCCTACAAATAAATTACCTTGGGCAACTGTCATTATGCCAGCAACATCTGCATCATATAAAGGTGTAGGATCAAATCACGAATTAGTAATAGGTTCATGGGTTGTTGGTTTCTTTAGAGATGGACCAAGTGCACAAGATCCAATCATAATGGGTTCAATTGCAACACAAACTGATGAGATAATTGATATACCTACAGAAGCTCAATTAAATCCACCTACAAATAAAGTACATAAAACAGAAGGTGGTCATATTATTGAATATGATAATACTGATGGCGCAAAAAGAATTAATATACAACATGCATCTGGTACAACAATTAATATTAATAATGATGGTACAGTAGAGATTAATGCAATAAATGATATTGTAAATATTGATGGTAATACCACAATCACTGGTACATTACATGTTACTGGCGCACAGACAAATGATGCAACAATTGTAGCACAAGGCGAAATTACTGGTAATGAAATACCATTATCAACGCATAAACATGAAGGTTCACCGACAGCAGGAACTGGCCCACAATCAGACACTGGAGAGCCAAAAGCTTAAATAAAAGAGTATAAATAGTTATATGGCAAGTTTAATTCAATCAGATAAATCAATTATAGGAGATGTATCCAAGGCAAAGGTTGTTTCAAAAAAGAAGCCTTGGAGAGATTTAGATTTATCTTTAAAAATACATCCAATACGAAAGGATATTATACCTTTAAAAGATGATGTAGCAATTAAGAATGCTGTAAAGAATTTATTAATAACAAATTTTTTCGAGAGACCTTTTCAACCAGCACTTGGAGCAAATTTAAAAGCTTTACTTTTTGAGCCAGCTGATTATGTCACAAGAATTGATATGAGACAGGGTATTGTTGATGTACTTACAAAATATGAACCTCGAATAGATTTACTTAAGGTAGAAATTAAAGACTTAGCAGATCAAAATGCTTATAATATCATTGTATTTTTTAGAATAAAAGAATATGATACCGAAGACAAAGTTGAAATAATATTAAGAAGGTTAAAGTAAAATGGCAACTAATTTAAATGTAACAGAACTCGATTTTGCAGACATTAAACAGAATCTTAAAAACTATTTAAAACAACAATCACAATTTAATGATTATGATTTTGAAGGTTCTGGTCTTAGTGTTTTATTAGATGTATTAGCTTATAATACACATTATAATGCATTGAATGCTCACTATTCATTAAACGAAGCATTCCTTGACTCAGCTCAGATAAGAGGTAATGTAGTTACAAGAGCAAAATTATTAGGATACGTTCCAAGATCAGTATTAGCACCAAGAGCACAAATTAATTTAGTTGTTGATGTATCTGCAGAAATAGGTACAAAACCATCAGTACTTTCTTTACCCAGAGGAACAAAACTTAATACTATTGTTGAAGGTGAAGAATTTCAATATGTTGTTTTAGAAACACAACAAGCAACATTGATAGGAAACACATATACATTCTCAAATGTAGTAATTGCAGAAGGTACAGTAAGAACATTAAAATATCGTGTTGATAATGATATAGAGAATCAAAAATTTCAACTTACAGATTTAAACGCAGATACATCTTCTCTTCGTGTACGCATACAGGAGAATGAAGAGTCAAGTGGATTTGATATTTATACTAAATTCGAATCTCTTAAAAATGTAGACTCATCAAGTAAAATATATTACTTACAAGAAAATGCAGCAGGATATTTTGAAATATTTTTTGGAGATGGAGTCACAGGATTTAAACCATCTAATAATAATATTGTCACCCTAGATTATGTCATTACTGAAGGAGATGAAAGTAATGGTGCAAACGTATTCTCAATGGTAGATAATATTGGTGGATACTCAAATATTACAGTTACTACAGCCGTAAAAGCAGCTGGTGGAGT